TATCACATTCAACGGGTTTACCTTTAGTAGATACAATAGGTAAAAATACTTTAGTAGTAGATGATATGACAGATAGTGGAGTTACTATGGATAAAATGCCTGGACAATGGACAGCAGTTTTATTTCATAAACCTCACACTTCTATTTTTACTCCAAATGTATATTCTAAATTACATGAAGGAGATGAATGGTTAGTATTTCCTTGGGAAGATTTTAAAGCCCCAGCTAAACAAGATTATTTACAGTCAGATGAATTTTTGGAATTTGCTGAAAGGGAAGACAATTCTGTGGAATGGTCAGAAGAAGATAGTAAATTACATACCATAGGAGGATTAACTAATGATAAAGAAGGATCATTTATGAAATTTCAAAATAAAATAAAATAAAATGAGCGAACAATTAAAACTATTTTCAGAAGAAGAATTACCTGTATGGGTTAATGAAGTCCCGTTTGTATCGGAAGTAGAAACTTTTAATCGTACGTTTGGAAAACCAAATAACTATGAGCCAACAATACCAGAAAAAAAGGAATGGCAATTCGTATACGACTTTGTACTTGAAGAATTGGAAGAATATAGACAGGCTTGCGAAAACGGAGACATCGTGGAAATTTTGGATGCTTTGTGTGATATTGCTTACGTTTCCCTTGGGAACGGTACTATGTTACACGGTCTTAAAGATAAGATATGGCCAGCATATCAAGAAGTACAAGGAAGTAATATGTCGAAGTCTTGTAGCACTGAAAAGGAAGCCATGGAAACTGTCACCCTCCGCTCTAAAGAACAAGATGAGCCATGTCACTTTGAACAGGTCGAAGACCGATTTGTAGTATATAGAACACGTGATCGTAAAGTAATGAAATCAATTAATTATTATAGACCTGATTTACATCAATTTTTTACAGGAGATGAATTACAAAAATTTCATAACGCAAGTGTAGGAATATAATGTATAAAAAATGTTATCAAGGTAAAAAATTAGGTCATAATGTTTGGGAAATGCATCTATGGGATGAAAAAGGACACCAAATTATCCCTTATGAAAATATAGCATATCAAGAATGTAAGGAAGAAGATCACACTAATATTGGGTTAAATGGTGAGTATTTAAAACATACTAACAATTGGTATTTTTCAAAAAACCCAAATTATAGTGATAAAAATACTCCTGGACTTCATTTTCATGATATGAAAGTTCATCAAAAATTCTTAGTTGAGAGGTATGGGATTAATGATGTACCTTCTACAGGACATAGGGAAGTATTTTTTGATATTGAGTGTGAAATTGGAGGAGCTTTAACTGAAGACTATATTGAAAGTGCCCCAATGCCTATAACTTCAATAGCATGGTGGGATAAAACACCAGACACTTGGCATATTTTAATCCTTGATAAAAAAAATCAACTTAAACATACTAAAGCTAGGAATAAAGAGATTATACCTTGTAGTACTGAAAGTCAATTATTAGCTAAATTTATTGAAATAATTAGAGATATAGACCCCGATATACTAATTGGCTATAATTCAGATTATTTTGATATACCTTATTTATATTACAGAATGTGTAATACAATAGGTAAAGAGTTTGCTGATCATTTATCCCCTTTAGGTAAAGTAGAGTCTAAGAAATTTTCTAAATTTTTCTACAAACGAAATCAGTTTGTAGATATTGTGGGGGTTGAATCACTTGATTATATTCGTTTACATAAAAAATATAGTTGGAAAGATGAACCAAGTTGGAAATTAGATGCTATTGGGGAAAAATATGTTGGTATGAATAAAGTTGAATATGAAGGAAACTTAGATCAATTATTTGAAACCGATATACAAAAATTTATTCAATATAATTTTGTTGATGTTGAAATATTAAAAAAATTAGATGAAAAATTGCAATATATTGCTTTAACTAAAAATTTATCTCATAAAGGCAAACATAACTATAGTGAAGTTTATTCTAATAGTGTTACTCAAGACGGAGCTATTTCGGCTTATTTATTATCTCAAAATATAATACCCCCTCCTAAAGAATCTAAACCACAAAAGAAAGATGGTTATGCTGGAGGATATCTTTTTTGCCCTAAAGCGGGATTATACAAGTATATGTTTGATGAGGATTTAACATCGCTGTATCCATCTATAATTATGTCAATTAACATTGGTAAAGAAACATTCGTGGGCCGTATTATAGATGCAGATGACCGTAATAATAGATTGGGTCTTAACGATTTAAAAGAACGTGATCCCGAAGAAAAATTATTAGTAGAAAATGCAAAACGAAAACAAACCTATGTTAATGCTGGAAGGTTAGTTGAAATGATTAAACAAAATGATTTAGCAGTAGCGGCTAATGGTTCAATGTTTAGAACAGATAAAGAAGCAGTATTATCAACTATATTAAAAAAATGGTTTGAAGAACGTGTTTTATATAAGGGACGTATGAAAGCTGCTTATAAAGCTAAAGATACAGAAAAAGGTGAATATAATTATCTAATGCAGTATACAATGAAAATTTTGCTTAATAGTTTATATGGGGCTACAGCATTACCTTCATTTAGGTATGGTATGAACCATTCAATATTAAGTGAAGCAATAACATTATCAGGGCATAGAATTATACAAGAATCAGCCCTATGTGCTAATAGACATATGAATAAGGTTATTAGAAATGAAATAAAATTAGAAATATGAATGAAATAGACTTTAGACCATGGGGACATTATGAAGTATTACTTGATACACCTGAGTGTAAAGTTAAGAAGATAACAGTATCTCCAGGACAAAGATTATCGTATCAATACCACCATAAAAGAAAAGAAAATTGGACTGTTGTGAAAGGAAATCTTACTATTATATTAGATGATGAAAAAGTGTTTAGAAGTCCTGGGGAATCTATTAAAATAGGGTTAGGAAATAAACATAGAGCTTGGAATGAAACTGATGAAGTAGTGCAATTTATAGAGGTACAAACTGGGACATATTTCGGAGAAGATGATATTGTTAGAATCGAAGATGATTATAAAAGAAAATAAATATGGCTTTAAAAAAACAATCAATAAGGAAAGGAATGTATATCACGGCTAATGGGGATATTATTTCTAAGGAAGAATTAATATCAATTAGTGAAGATTGGAGTGAAACCCAAGAAAACTTCTTTAGAAAAATGTTAAAACAAGGCGGGCATTTTAAATTAAAGGGCATTAAATTTGAGGTTGAACTTGAAAGAGATTCAAGAACAAGATCAGATGGCACCAAAGATGTTGGTATAATTACAATACCAGGCGAAGACGGTAAATTTTAAAAATGAAACATTTAGAAGAAACACCTTGGTGGATTTGTGATGCAAATGATGAAAATTATTGTGCTTATGTAGACACAGATTCTAATTATTTTAATGCTGAACCTATATTATTCCATTTATATCCTAATTTTGAAGAATTTACAGATAAAGAAAAGGATGATATTTTAGAAAAGGTAGCACTTAAATATCAAGATATTATTACTGATCATTATGATAATTTAGCTAAAGATTGTTTTAATGTATCAGAACATAGACTTGAAATGAAAACTGAATGTGTAATTAGATCGGCTTACTTCAGAGCTACTAGACGTTATGCACAGTGGATTACTAAACAAGAGGGTATTGAAAAAGAAACTTTAGACATTAAGGGTTTAGAGTTTATGAAAGCAAATTTCCCACCTATTTTAGGAGAATTCTTTAATGATATTCTTCAACAAGTACTTAAAGGTGAAGAAAAATCTAATATAATTGATCAAATTAAAGTATTTAAAAAACAAATATTAGGTGGAGAAATACCATTAGCAAAATTAGGTAACCCAACAGCAGTTAAAAAGTTATAAAAATATCAAGGCACAAGTGCTAGAGCAGGTGAAATGTTTACTGAAATACTTAAAGGTGCCCCCGCACCTGTAAGAGCGGCTATTCGTTATAATGATTTATTAAAATTATGGAAATTAGATAGAAAACATAATTTAATTACAATGGCTGATAAAGTTAAATGGATTTATTGTAAAGATAACCCATATAAGATAGAAGCATTAGCATTTTTTGATTATGATATTCCTGAAAAAGTTCAAGATTTTTTAGATAGATATGCTGATAGACAAAAAGTATTTGATTCAATATTATTAAATAAATTAGAAGGGTTTTTTAGTGATTTACAATGGTCATTAGATTTAAACCCTTATACAAATGCGTTAAGTTCGTTTGAGATATAAAATAAAATTCGTATATTACAGTTATGATAAATAAGAGTACACTCACATCAGTTATTTCCAAATATTACTTAAATGGTTTAAATAACCAGGTAAAATGGAGAATCAAAGATAATCAACTTACCATTTACGCAGGTGAATCAGGTAGAGTATGTAAAATAGAACATAATAATTTTCCATTAGAGGATGCTGAGTTAGGTGTATTTGATACACATAAATTAAGTAAATTAATATCTATTACTAATGGTGATTTGATGGTTTCATTAGAAAAAATGAAAGCAGTTTATACTAAAATTCATTTTGCTGATGCTAACTTTGATTTAACTTATTCATTAGCTGATATTCTTATTTTAGGTAAAAATACTTATTATGAAGATCCCGATTCATTTGAAATGGAACTTGATCTAACCAGAGAAGACATTGATCATTTAATTAAAGCTAAAAGTGCATTAGCTGATGTAAACAATATGTTAATTACAAGTACCACAGATATGGATGGTACAAATATTTGTGAATTTATATTTGGTGATAATACAGGGTTTTCTAATAAAATTACATATCAAATCCAAGGTAAAGTAACTAAAAATGATATAGAAATACCTTTTGATTCTGATGTATTTAAAGATATTTTAAATTCTAATAAAGATATGGATAGTGGTACACTAAAACTATCAGAACAAGGAATGTTAAAATTAAACTTCCATTCAGAGGAAGTAAATAGTGAATATTTTATCGCGAGAAATGAGTAAACACATATGTATAATAGAACATAAGATTGCAGCTAGGGCGCGTTGTTATGTTTAAATTAAATTAACCGAGAGCTACGGCCTCACAAAACTAAATGATATGAGTACATTATTCAATGAACGTACACCGTTCGACTTACTATTCCGAAACTTTTTTAAAGCAGACGGATCTTTTCAACCAACAACGTTTGACAACAAACAACCTCACCCACTAGATATTTTTTATGACGAAGAAGGGCTTCATTTTGAAATTGCCTGTACTGGTCTAACTAAAAAGGATATTCAACTAGAAATAGATGGAGACCTTTTAAAAATTATCTATGATAAACCAAAAGAAGAAGAATTAGATTATTCTGGTTACATCTATAAAGGATTAGCTAAACGATCTTTTAACTTAGGTTACAAAGTAGCAGCTAAATTTGAACTTGAAAGTTTAACTGCTGAAATGAAGGATGGCTTACTTCATATTTTTATTCCTATTGCCGAATCTAAAAAGCCAAAAACAATTAAAATTAAATAAAAGGTTTTACTAAAAATGCGTGTCCTAGCGCAATATTGTTCGTATATTTACGCCCAAATAAATAAGTTATATATGGCTAGAAAAGCAAAATCAATCACAACAATTTCAGACCCACTGATGGAACCCTATTATATCGCTAAAGATGATATGTGTTACACAGTAGTCGAAAAAATTATTCCCAATGAAGATCATTTTAGATCAAATGGGAAAGGAAAAGAATATTCAAAACCACAAGGATATTACCCTAATTTTGAATCAGCATTACGTAAAGTAGCTGAAGAAAAATTACATACTCGTAAAGATTATAAAGGTTTATCTGAGTTTTTGGATGAGTTTAATCAAATTAAAAATAATATAAAAAATTACACAGATGGAATTAGAAGCATTATTTGATGCCGTTATAGTAAAACCAACAGAAACGGAAGAAAGTACTTATGGAAACATAATTGTCCCGGATTTAGGTAAAGATAAAAATGAAACAGGAACAGTTATTGCTGTTGGGCCTGGTAAGCCAACTATAACTGGAGATTTTATACCTACAATATTAAAAGTAGGTGATGAAGTAGTATTGCCAACAATGGGCTTTACAAAATTACCATTTGACGGAAAAGAATTTTATGTAGGTCCTGAAAATCAAGTATTAGCTAAAATAACAAATAAAGTAAGTGTTGAATCTGTTATAGCAGGAACTAAAGTAACTGAAGAAGAAATTAATAATTTAAAAGATATATCTAATGAGTAAACAAATAGAATTTGGAACAGAAGCTAGAAATAAATTAGTTGAAGGAATTGATAAACTAGCAGATGCAGTAGTATCAACATTAGGACCTAATGGTAGAAATGTAGTACTAGCAAATAAAGAAGGTACACCCCAATCGACTAAAGATGGTGTTACAGTAGCTAAATCTATCTCATTAAAAGACCCTAACCAAGAATTAGGGGTCCAATTAGTAAAACAAGCAGCAATCAAAACTGCTGAAAAAGCAGGTGATGGTACAACAACATCTACTTTATTAGCTAGAGAAATGATTAAAGCTGGATTAAGTGCTCTAAATAATAATGAAAATGCTGTACAAATTAAAAGAGATATTGATAAAACAGTAAAAAAAGTAGTTACAAATTTAAGAGAAAACATATCAGAGGATATTTCAGGTGAAGAGCAATTAGAACAGATTGCTACTATATCAGCTAATAATGACTCTGAAACTGGTAATTTAATTGCTACCGCAATTGATAAAGTTGGAATGGAAGGGGTTGTTCATATTGAAGAATCAAAAACTGGAGAAACGTATCTAGAAACTGTTGAAGGGTTACAGTTTGATAGAGGTTACAAATCACCATATTTCGTTACAAATAATAGTGCCATGACTTCAGTCTTGGACAATCCCCTTATTCTAATAGTAGACCAAAAATTAACCCAAGTAAAAGAGTTATTGCCTATTTTAGAAAGTGTATCTACTCAAGCAAGGTCACTTTTAATTATTGCTGAAGATATTGATAATGAAGCTTTAGCTACTCTTATTGTTAACAAAATGAGAGGTACAATGAAAGTATGTGCTGTTAAGGCACCTGATTTTGGTGATAGAAGAAAATTAGTATTAGAAGATATAGCTGTCACAACTGGAGGTCAAGTATTCAGTAAAGAAAAAGGAATGAAATTTGATAAATTTAGTTGGGAATGGTTTGGTGAAGCAAGAACAGTAACAGTTGAAAAAAATAAAACAACAGTAGTAGATGGAAAAGGAACAGTGGAATCAATTGAAACACGTATTGAGGAATTACAACAACAAATCGAACAAGCAACAACGCCGTTCGAAACGGAAAAGCTCCAAGAAAGACTCGCAAAATTCGTCGGAGGAGTAGCTATTATCCATGTTGGTGGGAATACCGAAACTGAAATGAAAGAAAAAAAAGATAGAGTTGATGATGCATTACATGCAACTAAAGCAGCTATTGAAGAAGGAATAGTACCAGGAGGAGGAGTAGCATTATTATATGCTTCTAATGGGATAAAAGCTAATACAACAGGAGCACAAATTGTAGTTGAAGCATGTTCTAAACCATTTAACCAAATTCTAGTAAATGCTGGATTTACTGAAGTAAAAGGTCAAATATTAGCTGATCAACTATGTAATTCTGGTAATGATACTTGGGCAGGATTTAATATTAAAACTGAAGAAACAGTTGATATGAAAGAAGCAGGTATTATTGATCCAACTAAAGTAGCTAGAACGGCATTACAAAATGCGGCATCAGTAGCTGGTACAGTTTTATTAACAGAATGTACTGTAGTAGATGAACCAAATGATAATGATAAACAACCACAAATCGATCCATCAATGATGGGGATGATGTAATAATTAATAACTAATAAAAAATAACAAATGACAAAAAATGAAATTTTTGAGATTATTGAAACAAATTTCAATATCTTAGCAGCTGAAAACGATGGAACTACTAAAGCAAGCCAAGCACGAGCTAGAAAAGCAGCACAGGCTATTAAACGAGTAATTACAGATTATAAAAAGGCATCTGTGGCTGAGTCGAAATAGTTTCGTATATTATGGCTAATAAATTAAAAACAGAAGTAGTAGAACAAAACGTTTTAATCGCAAACCGTGTTCCACCTGGAGACAGGTGGAGGTTAGCGGATGAACCAAATGGTAAAATTTACCCAAGTATAACTGATGCTTTAGAAGCTTATATGCATAAATCACAGTTTAAAGGACATTATAGATTAGAACCATTAAAAAGTAAATTGTACGCTATTGATGCAGAAGAAATTGAAATCAAACCAGAACCAATAAAACGTTATTCGTTATATGGAGAATACTCAGAACCAGGAGAATAGTTTATTAGTAGAAAAGTATAGACCTAAAACATTAAATAATTATGTTGGTAATGAAAACATAAAAAAGTCTATATCTGCTTATTTAAACCAAAACGATATACAAAATTTTATATTTTATGGTCCTGCAGGAACTGGTAAAACAACATTAGCAAAGATTATTGTCAATAGTCTGGATTGTGATCATTTATACATTAATGCCTCGGATGAACGTGGTATTGAAACTATTAGAGATAAAGTTTCTAGTTTTGCATCTGTTGCTTCATTCAAACCACTTAAAGTAGTTATTTTAGATGAAGCAGATTTTCTTACAATTCAAGCACAAGCATCACTTAGAAATATAATTGAAACATTTTCACGTACTACAAGATTTATTATGACTTGTAATTTTGTAGAGCGTATTATTGATCCTTTACAATCTAGGTGTCAAGTACTTAAAATTGTACCCCCAACTAAAAAAGATGTTGCTAAACATTTAAATTGGATACTACAACAAGAGTCTATTAAACATGATATAAATGATTTAGTACCTTTAGTTAATCAATATTATCCTGATTTACGTAAATGTATTAACACTATACAGTTATCAACTTTAGATGGTGGTGCAAATGATTTATACCTTAGTCTAGACCAGTCAATATTAGTATCATCTAATTATATAGATAAAGTTATTAATGCATTATCAGAAGGATCTAAACATAACAAAATAGATTGTTATAACGATATACGTCAAATTATAGCCGATGCTAATGTAGATGATTTTGATGAGTTATTTAAAGCATTATATGAACGTGCATCTGAATATATTCTAAATAAAGAAGGTACAGCAGCAATTTTAATAAATGACCATCAATATAAAGCTAATTTCCGAATCGACAAGGAAATAAATATAATGTCGTTAATTTCAAATTTAATAAACAATAAATAATTATGGAACAACAAGTTCAACAACCACAAATTGATTTAAAAAACACCACAGCAGTAGAAAATTCTGAAGGTGGTTTAATTTTTCAACAAGGAGTACTATTAAGAAAAGTATCTAAATTTATTACAGGAACTGATGAAGATGCTTTATTACCTATACCTGTATTTTATGACGTTAAAACAAATAAAATAGTAGAAGGATGTGTGCCTAAAGACTTAAGAGAAGAGTTAAAGGATGAATTGTGCTAACATATTTGATTGGTTAAAACATATTAATCAGTATAAAACACCTTCACATAAATTTTCTGATAAAGATTGGGAGGTGTTTAATTCTTATATGATTCATAGGTTTATATCTATGAATATGGATTACCTTGATATAGTAAATTATGTTCAAGAATATCCCCCACAAGAAAAAGTAGCAATATATAACATTTATAAAGAATTTATTCCTATAAATAAAAAATGGAATAAATATATTAAATCTATGGTTAAACAACCTAGTAGTGATTTAATAAATTATGTTAAAGAATATTTTGAATGCTCTAGCAAGGAAGCAAAAGAATATATAAATATATTGGGTTCTGCAGAAATAAGTCGTATATTGGATTCTATAGGTTTAAATAAAAAAGAAATAAAACTATTATTAAAATGACAAAAGAATTATACACTATGTTAAAAACATCTGCTGAAGCAGATAAAGCTAAAGCATTATTATCACTTGAATTATTAGGTAATAAGGCAGTTGGTATTGGAGACCATTCAACTGATGATTTTTACAAAAATGCTGAAGAAGCACTTATGACATTAGTCGATGCTAATGATAGATTAGAAACATTAGATAAATATTTTAACATTAATAGACCGGTACAAGTAAATGGGTGATACAATAACTAAATACCATGAAGAAATGAGCGATAGAGAAATTATGGATGCTAAACGTCCAAGTAAAAAAATTCAAGAATATATGGATGATGAAGTAAACCAAACTATTACTATCTTTGAAGAAGAATATCCAGAATTAGCAGAAGAATTCCAAAACATACAAAAAGAAATGTATGAAATGTTTGCTCGTAAACATATGGATTATGGTTTAAATAATATTGCTTTAGGTGGAGATATTATCAATAATAGTGATGATAAAAAATTTTCACTAACGGGATTATGTATTAGACTAACTGATAAAATATCACGTTTAAAAAATTTATTAGTAAATGGTAGATCGTTTGTTAAAGGGGAAGGAATGGAAGATACTTTTATTGATATAGCTAATTATGGAATTATTGGCCTATTAGTAGGACGTGATAAATGGAAAAAATAGTTTGGCTAAAAAAATACCAAAAATTGTAAAGGAGATTAGAAATAATCCACCTCAGGAAGTGAATTATGCTTATCAAAAAAACATTTCATTTTCACAAATGTCTATCTTTAGGAGTTGTGCCTATAGATGGAAACTACAATATAAGGATAAAATTAAAAGATTTAATTCATCTATTCATACTGTATTTGGAACGGCAATTCATGAATCTATGCAACATTATTTAGATATAGCTTATGAAAAATCATTTGCGGCCGCAGATAGAGAAATTGATATTAAAGAATATTTCCAAGAAAAGTTTATAGGTGAATATCAAGGACAATACAAAAAAAATAATAATCAACATTTTTCATCTGCAGAGGAAATGAGAGAATTTTTTGAAGATGGAGTTGGAATTTTAGATTGGTTTAAGAAAAAACGTAGTAGATATTTTACTAAAAAAGGTACATATTTAGTTGGTTGTGAAATACCCATTACTATAGCACCAAATAAAATGTTAAATAACGTGTTATATACAGGGTATTTAGATGTTGTCACATATAACGAGAGAACGGATACATTCAAGATAATCGACATTAAAACCAGTACTAAAGGATGGAACCAATTCGCTAAAAAAGATGAAAGTAAACATTTTCAATTAATATTATATAAAAAGTTTTTTTCTGAACAATATGGAATACCTTTAGATAAAATTGAAATTGAATTTTTTATTGTTAAAAGAAAAGTATTAGATTGGGATGATGATAAAATTATGTCTCCTCATCAAGCTTATAGGGTACAACAATTTGTGCCCCCTAGTGGTAAAATAAAAATAAATAGAGCTAAAAATGCAGTTAATGATTTTATTAATGAGTGTTTTAGTTCAAGTGGAAAAATTAAAGAAATAGATTATTTAAAATCCCCTTCTAAATGGAATTGTACGTTTTGTCCTTATGGAGAAGATAAAGAATTATGTGGGGCAGGAGCGCATTTTGAATAATACTTATATATGTATAATAAACGTTTTAAAAAATAAAGATTATGACAAACAAAAAACCAATGACACTAACTAGTGTTAAAGTCAAAAGCGATTTATTCGAGAATTTTAAGGTTGAATGTGTTAGAAGAAAATTTTCTTTCCAAAAACTTGCTGATAGATCTGTTCATTTGTTCCTAACAGATGAAGATTTCCGTAAGAAAATAACCAACCATACTAATCTTGAAATATAAATCGTTAAGACCAATGAATAAAAAATTTCCACCACTTCCTAAAGATCAAAGAAAAAAAATACTTTTGATTTGTGATGATATTAGAGTACATTCTGGGGTAGCCACAGTTGCTAAAGAAATTGTATTACATACAGCTCATCATTTTAACTGGGTACAAATAGCAGGAGCAATAAAACATCCAGAAAAAGGTAAAAAGTTAGATCTATGTAAGACTACAGATGAAGCCATGGGTATAGAAGATTCATCAGTATTTTTATATCCATCTGATGGTTATGGTAGTCCTGATATTGTTAGACAACTAATAGCAATAGAAAAACCAGATGCTATTATGCTTATTACTGACCCAAGATATTTTACTTGGTTATTTAGTATGGAGGCTGAAATCAGAACAACTGTTCCTATTACATATTTAAATATCTGGGATGACTACCCAGCCCCAATGTATAATAATGGGTATTATGAAGCATGTGATTTATTAATGGGTATATCTAAACAAACCGTTAATATTAATAAAATAGTATTAGATGATAAAGCTAAAAATAAGGTATTTAAATACGTACCTCATGGTTTAAATCCAAATACTTATTTCCCTATTACTAAAAAAGATAAAGACTTTGATGATTTTAAAAAGTTGCTTTTTGGTAATAAAAAACCCGAATTCGTTTTATTCTTTAATTCAAGAAATATACGTAGAAAAGCAATACCAGATGCTATGTTAGCATTTAGAGTCTTTTTAGATTCATTACCCAAAGAAAAAGCAAAAGATTGTTATTTTGTTTTACATACTGAATTATCAACGGATGCTGGTACAAATTTAGAAGCAGTTAGAGAATATTTCTTTGAAGAGGATTATGCCAATAATATAATTTTTTCAACAAGTAAATTATCTCAACCTCAATTAAATTACTTATATAATATAGCTGACCTCCAGATATTATTAACTTCTAATGAAGGATGGGGATTAACTATAACTGAGGCAATGTTAACTGGAACACCATTTATAGCTAATGTAACTGGTGGTATGCAAGATCAAATGAGATTTGTTGATGAAAAGGGGGAATGGTTCACACCAAACCCAGAAGTACCATCAAATCACAGAGGTACATATACAGAACATGGTGAATGGGTTCTACCAGTTTATCCTGCTAGTAGATCAATTCAAGGATCACCTCCAACACCTTATATATTTGATGATAGGTGTAAGTGGGAAGATGCAGCCGATCAAATAAAAAAGGCATATGGTATGGGAGATAAAGAAAGAAAAAGAATAGGTAACTTAGGCAGAGAATGGGCTTTAGGTGATGAAGCTGGATTTACATCTAAACATCAAGCTAATAGAGTTATGGAAGCATTTGATGAATTATTTAGTACTTGGAAACCAAGAGAAAAATATGAAGTAATTAATGCTAATGAATATAAAGGTAGAGTTTTAAAACATAAATTAATATACTAATGAATAAACCAAGATTTGTTATTTCGTGTCCTTTTGACACATACTCAGGTTATGGAGCTAGAGCTAGGGATGTAGTTAAAGCTATAATAGAACTTGATAAATATGAAGTTGAATTATTACCCCAAAAATGGGGTTCTACAACTTGGGGTTTTTGTAAAGATCATCCCGAATGGGCTTTTTTAAATAAACATATAGCTCAACCAAATTGGCAACAAACAAAGCCCGATATTTGGATGCAAATAACTATTCCTAGTGAATTTCAACCTATAGGGAAATATAATATAGGGTGTACTGCTGGGATTGAAACAACATCTGCTCAACCAGAATGGATTGAGGGTTTAAATAGAATGGATATAAATTGGGTTTCATCAAAACATTCTAAAAGTGTATTTGAATCTATGTCTTATGAAAAGAAGAACCAAAAAACGGGACAAATCATGGGGGTAGTTAAAAGTACAAAACCTATCCATGTTATGTTTGAAGGTGCTAATATAGACCTATATAAACCATTGAAAGAAAAAAATACATTTGACTTAAGTAATATTAAAGAATCATTTGGGTTTTTATTTGTAGGCCACTGGATGGAAGGAGCAATTGGACATGATAGAAAAAATGTTGGTCTAATGATTAAATCATTTTATGAAACGTTTAAAAATAAAAAACGAAAACCAGCATTAATTTTAAAAACATCAATTGGTGTTGATTCATATATGAGTAGAAATGAGGTATTAGATAGAATTATTAAAATTAAAAAAACAATTAATAGTAAAGATATACCCAATGTATATTTGATAACTGGTAAATTCAGTGACGAAGACATGAATCAGTTATACAATCATTCTAAAGTAAAGGCTATGATTAGTATGACTAAAGGTGAGGGTTATGGTAGACCTTTATTAGAATTTAGCTTAACTAAAAAACCAATTATAGCCTCTGGATGGTCGGGTCACACTGATTTTTTACATAAATCATTTACTACTTTATTACCTGGTAAATTAGAAAAAGTACATCCTACATCCGCAAATAAATGGATAATGAAGGAAGCAGAGTGGTTCCAACCTAATCCAGGAAATGTAGGTCAAGCTTTTATTGATATGTTTGATAATTATAAAAATTATAAATTAAAAGCAACACATCAAGCTAAATATTCTAAATCAAATTTTAGTTTTGAAAAAATGAAAGAATTGGCTGATAACATATTAGATGCTAATATTCCTGATTTTCCAACTCAAATAGGATTAGATCTACCAGAAATAGATATACCTACTTTAGAAAAAATAAATTAATTAATTATGCAACACGATACAATTATAGACTGTCCTAAATCGGGGGGAGATTTATGTTATAAAATAGAAATAAATAAAGATATAACTAATTTTCATAGTTTGTCTTGTGGTTTTTGGACTAATTCTTTAATGACAGAAGGTTCTAAATTTTATAATGAACAAATAGAAACTTTACCGGAATTATATAAAGCTTTAGCTTGGACAGACCCAAAAACGGATTTTATATGGTTACCTAATATGGTTAATGTAGAAGAAAAGGGAATTGTTTTCGCAGATGGAACTGGAGCTAATAATTGGAGTTGGGGTGCTGCTAAAGCTGTTAAAATACCAGAAGAAGAAAAAGAAAAATTTAAAGGAAAAGAATATAGGGCTGATATGACTACTTTAAAACATTTTGTTGAACGTGATTATATAGAAGCACTTTCATATATTGGAGTATTACCTGAATAAACATGAAAATAAGTTACGCAATAACGGTATGTAATGAGTTAGATGAAATAAGACGTCTTATAGACAATTTATCTAAAATAAAAAGAGATGAAGATGAGATAGTAGTTCTTTTTGACAAAGGAGGAGGAACTGCTGAAGTTTGGTCTTATTTACAATTTTGCCTATCAGAATATACAAATATTAAAATAGAAGCTCAAACATTTAAACATCATTTTGCTGATTGGAAGAATTATTTAACTACACTTTGTAAGGGTGATTATATTTTTCAAATAGATGCTGATGAAATTCCTAATGAAGCATTAGTTAAAAATTTACATATTATCTTAGATAAAAATGAAAAAGTTGATGTTTTAGCAGTACCTAGAATTAACACAGTAGAGGGTCTAACTCAAGAACATATCCAAAAATGGGGATGGAGAGTAGACAATAAGGGATGGGTTAACTTCCCAGACTATCAATGGAGGATATATAAAAATAATAATGAAATTGAATGGGTAAATAAAGTACATGAAGTATTAGATGGATATAATCATTATGCAGCTTTACCTATAAATGAGCATTTTTGTTTATACCACCCAAAACAAATAGATAGGCAAGAAAAACAAAATAAATATTATAGTACTTTATGAGTAAAGAATTAAATATATTAATACCTATGGCGGGTAGGGGTTCTAGATTTAAAACATCAGGTTATACATTACCAAAACCTTTAATTCCTATTGAAGGTAAACCTATGATAGAACATGCTGTAGATACCTTAGGGGTTAGGGGTAATCTTATTTTTATTACACAAAAATCTCATAATCTAACATTTCATTTATATAATATATATCCAAATTGTAAAGTAATTGAAATAGATGAAATAACAGAAGGAGCTGCTTGTACTGCTTTATTAGCTAAAAAATACATCGATAATGATTCACCTTTAATTATTACTAATTGTGATCAAGTAATGTGGTGGGATGATAAATCATTTTCTACATTTGTAAAAAATTATCCATATGATGGGTTTGTAGTAACATACACATCAGATACTCCTAAAAATAGTTATATAAAATTGAATAGAGAAGGTTTTGGTATTAAATTAGCAGAAAAAGAAGTATTAAGTTCTATTTCATTAAATGGAATTCACTTTTGGAAACACGGAAAAGATTTTGTATATTCAGCTGAGAATATGGTAAACCGTAATGAAAGATATAATAATGAATTTTATATAGCTCCTACTTATAATAGTTTAATAGAATTAGGTAAAAAAATAGGAGTTTATCATATACCTAATGAACAACATAATGCTGTAGGAACACCTGAAGATTTAATTAAATATACAGATAAAATATATAATGAAAGTACATAAGTTAAAAGATATGAAAGATGGATGGTTTGTAGGCAATTTTAATCCTTCGGCTTATAATACCTCCGAATTTGAAGCATGTTATAAAGTACATCCTAAAGGTGATATATGGGATTACCATTACCATAAAGAAGGAACAGAAATAAATTTATTAATTAAAGGAAAAATGAGGATTCAAGATCAAATAGTAGAATCTGGAGATATATTTGTTATTCCACCCTATGAAATAGCAGACCCAGAATTTATTAAAGATTGTGAAATATTAATTCTTAAAACTCCATCAAACACAAAAGACAAATATGTTATCGATCTTAAGAAGTAAAAATGAAATTGATTTAAATAAGTATTTTTTAGTAAAATATTATTTAGAGTCTAGAACAACATTAGAGGATGCAGCTTGGAATTTATCTATAGGACAAAGTGTAGGTAATCCAAAGGTTAGAAACCAATGGGAAACAGATGAATTATTTGAAAACCACTCCTGTAAAATTATAATACCAGATGATCCATCTATTTTAAAAACAAAATCAGGTATTGTTGAAATAGCTTTTCCTGTAATTAATATTGATTTTAAAACTGATGGTATTGCTCATATGTTAGTTAATATAATGGGTGGTCAAATGGATATTGATGATATTAATAAATGTCATGTTTTAGATATTACATTCCCTCAGTCTGTTAAAGATTGTTTCCTAGGACCTAAATTTGGGATAACAGGTATTAGAGAATTTACAGGAGTAAAAGATAAACCTTTATTTGGAGCAATAGTAAAACCAAAAACGGGCATTACACCTGAGATATTGCTTGAAATGGTAAAAGAATTAGTTGAAGGTGGTTGTAATTTTATTAAAGAAGATGAAATATTATCCGATCCTAGTTTTTGTCCTATTGAAAAAAGAGTACCATTAATAATGGATTATCTTAAAGATAAAAATGTAGTATATTGTGTTTCAATCCACTCAGATTACCCTTATATTTTAGATAGAGTAAAACAAGTATATGAATTAGGAGGAAATGGTGTTCATGTTAATTTTTGGTGTGGTTTAGGAGTGTACAAAGCAATACGTGAATTAGATCTACCTATATTCGTTCATTTCCAGAAAAGTGGTGATAAAATACTAACTAATAAAAATCATGATTTTCATATTGATTGGAGAGTAATGTGTCAATTAGCGGGTATGATGGGTGTTGATTTTATACATGCTGGAATGATTGGTGGTTACTACAAATGGGATGAAAAAGAAGTATTAGACTCAGTTAATATATTACATGAATATAATGTAATGCCTGCTTTAAGTTGTGGTTTTAACTCATCATTAACTCAAATGGTAACCGATAAAGTAGGTCCTAATTACATGGCTAATGTAGGGGGTGCTATACATGGCCATAAAGATGGAACGTTAGCTGGTGCTTTAGAAATGAGAAAGTCTATTGATAATCTAGTTTAGTATGTTATTAATTTCCCATAGGGGTAATATAAATGGGGCCCAACCCGAAAAGGAAAATAAGATTGCTTACATTGAAGAAGCAATTACTGCTGGATTTGATGTTGAAATTGACTTATGGTTTTTATTAAATGGGTTATTTTTAGGACATGATGTTCCCCAATACCCAGTTAACTTAGATTGGCTTGAAAAACATAAAAATAAATTATGGATTCATTGTAAAAACCTTGAAGCTTTAACAATATTAAAAGAAACAAATTTAAATTATTTTTGGCATGAAAATGATTCAGTTACAATAACATCTAAAGGATACATTTGGGCATACCCAGGAATAAGGTGTCCTGACAGTATATCAGTTCATCCAGAGGAGTTTAATGGAAATATTCCAAATAATTTACTTGGAATATGTAGTGATAATATTATTAATTATGAGTAAAAAAAACATATTAGTAACAGGTGGTGCCGGAGGTGTGGGTGCTAATTTAATTGAAAAGTTATTAGAATTAGGACATAAAGTAACTAGTTGGGATAATTATTCTGCTGGTTTAGAATCTAACCACATTGAAGGAGCTATTTATCTTAAAAGAGATACAATTAATACAAAAAGAGCATTTGATTTTAAATTTGATTTAGTATACCATTTAGGAGAATATTCTAAAGTAGTTCCTTCATTTAACGAAATTGATGATGCTTTTAATTACAATATTAGGGGGAGTTATAAACTGTTAATGGAATGCTGTAGGAAAAATATACCTATTGTATATGCAGGTTCATCTACTAGATTATCTTATCCTGGTGAGTTAGGTTCCCCATACGCTTTCTTTAAATCTACAGTTGCTAAATTAATTCAAGGATTATCTGAATGGTATGGTTTAAAATACAATATTTGTTATTTTTATAATGTTTATGGTCCTAGAACTGAAACTTGGGCTAATGAATGGCAAACAGTTATTAATATATTTAGAGACCAAAAACAATCAGGTAAAAATTTAACTATTACAGGAGAGGGAAATCAAAAAAGAGATTTTACTCATGTAGAAGATATAGTTCAAGGTTTAATATTAGCTGGAGAAAATATTAATAATGAAGAATACCAATTAGGAACAGGAGAAGAATTTAGTATATTAGAAATAGCTAAAGCATTTAACCACCCATATGAATTCATACCTCCCAGACCAGGTGATAGACCAAATGGGCTGGCTGATATTGCTTTTACTCAAAAACGTTTAGGATATAATCCTAAACATAAAATAATGAATTATATAGAAAATATATGAAAATTTGTTATGTAACGGAGATGGGTTATAGAGGTAAATATCCTCGTAATTACCCAATGATGAGGACTGAACAGGCATGGCCTTGTGCTTTAGAGGCGGACTGCATACCATGTACGGAAACCCCATCAGAATCTTATGATTTAGCTATTGTAATAATTCCTAAAGTAGGAGTTGAAAAGTGGATTAAGTATGATGTTTTGAGTAAAGTAAGAACATATGCCTCTAAAATAGCAATAATGCAAGAGGGCCCCAACTGGTGCTTCCAAGATTATCCATTGAATCAACAAATATGGTATTACAATACAATTAGGAAAGCTGATATATTACTTGTACATAATAAAACAGATAAAAATTATTATCAAGGTATCACCAACCACCCAGATGTAAGGATAATGCCTACACTAATGATAGAGGACCCAATTGATACCTATACTTTAACTCATATTAATGATAGAAAAGGTATTATGATAGGAGGAAATTTTGTTAGTTGGTATGGTGGATTTGATTCTTTTATAATAGCTAGTTCTGTAACTAAAGATATTAAATCACCTAAAATGGGAAGGGCAATAGCAGGTGAAGAACAATTAGGGATAAATCAACTACCTTATTTACAATGGAACCAATGGATTACGGCTTTATCAGATTGTAAAATTGGAGTACATCTTATGAGAACACACGCTGCGGGCACATTTGCTTTAAATTGCGCTTATTTAGGAATACCTTGTATAGGATATAAAGGTTTAGATACCCAAGAAATATGTCACCCATCTTTATCAATAGAATTAGGAGATTTAGTGGAGGGACGAAAAATTATTAATACATTATATAACGATGCTGATTTTTACCTTGAATGTAGTAATCAAGCACTTAAAAATTACAAACAATATTATCATGAAAATATCTTTAATTCAACCTTCAAGAAACAACTTGAAGTATCTTAAATGGAGTTATAATTCTATTAGAAAAAATCAAGGCAACCATGAAGTTGAAATTTGTATAGCAGATGATGCTTCAACAGATGGTACTTGGGACTGGTGTTTAGAAATGATGGATAAAGATCCATTATTTAAGGCACATCGTAATGAAGGTCCAAATAGATTAGGTCATACTATATTGTATGATACACTGGTAAATGACGTGGCTACCAAAGATATAGCTATGATTTATCATGCAGATATGTATTTATGTCCTAATGCGTTAACAGCAATTGAAAAACACATTGAACCCAAAACAATTGTGTCATTGACTAGGATAGAACCACCATTGCACCCAAAGGGACCTGAAAAAATATTATGGAATGGGGGAGTAGAACCTGAAGAGTTTAAAGAACAAGAACTATTAGATAAATTAGTTGAATTTGTAGATTTTAGAAAAATAACAGGAGGTATATTTGCACCTTGGGCGTTTTATAGAAAAGATTTTCAAGAAATAGGTGGACACGATCCTTTATATGCCCCACAATCCAAGGAAGATTCAGATATATTTAATCGCTTTCAATTAAATGAGGTTAGATTCGTTCAAACATGGGAAGGATTTGTTTACCATATGACTTGTAGGGGTAGTAGAAGAAATACTCTAGATAAAGCTAAAAACATATATGAAGATAGCCCAGAATGGCTAGCTCAAAACCAAAGATCAACTCGTAACTTTATCCGTAAATGGGGTCATATGGTTTTACATGATCCAACTTTAGTACCTATTGTTCCTCCTAAATATAATATTGGTTTAATAGTTAAAAATTGTAATGATCAATTATTAGAAGCATTAGAACCTTGGTGTGATACAATTTATGTTGGTGATATGAATCAAAGGGAAATTGAAAAATATATAATTAAAGAACAAGTTAATACCATTATAGATTTACCTCCTAGGATTAAACTTATTGATAATGAAAAGAATAGTGAAATATTAATTACAATAGATGGTAATTTATTTAACAATAGTGATTATGTTAATATTCAAAGGATAAGTCAAATAATTAAAAAAAGTGGAGAAATTGGAGAATTTAAGTTAGGTAATATACACGTAGAAATTATTCAACTAAATGAATATCAAAAAGACTTAATAAAAATATGAGTAAATATAAAGTAGGAATTATTGGAAACGGGTTTGTAGGTGAAAGCCAAGCTTTTGCTTTTTCACCAACAGCAGATGTTAGAGTTCATGATATAGATCCTCTTAAAAGTTTAAATACTTTAGAAGAAATATATGAATGTGATTTTGTTTTTGTATGTGTTCCAACCCCAATGAAAAAAGATGGCACTCAAGATTTATCATATATTGATAATGTATTTGAAAAAGCTAAATTTGGTCCAATTTATATTTTAAAATCAACAGTATCTCCTGGAACTACTAAAAGATTAAATTTAAAATATCATAATTTAGCTATTGCATTTAGTCCTGAATTTTTAACTGAACGTACTGCCAAATTAGATATGCTTACCCAAGCTAGAATTGTTTTAGGTGGTGAAAAATGGATAACTAAAAAAATAAGACATTTATTTGAACAAAGGTTTATGAATCGTACTTTTATTGAAACCGATTCAACCACAGCTGAATTAATAAAATACATGAATAATACTTTCTTTGCTACTAAAGTTAGTATAATGAATGAGTTTAAATTAGTAAGTGATGCTATTGGGGCAGATTGGAAAACAGCATTATATGGGTTTTCATCCGATGGTAGAGTTGGTGATAGCCACCTGCATGTACCAGGACCTGATAATAAATTAGGTTATGGAGGTACTTGTTTTCCTAAGGATGTAAATGCTTTTATTCAATTTGCTAAAAGAAATTATGGTATAGATTTAAATACTATAAAAGGGGGATGGAAAACCAATTTATTAGTTAGACCCGAGAAAGATTGGGAAAAAGATAAAGGAAGAGCCGTTTCTTTGTTGGAGGAGTAAGATATTCTTCGTATATTCACCTGAAATTTTTATTTAAAATTAAAAGGTTATATATTTATGCTACAGACTTTAAAATCCCCAAACAAAATGAAATTAAAAATGATTTCTTGTTCATCTTGTAGTGAACCCATGCCAGAATTACGATTACTTAAATATGGTTACAATTACTGTGTTAAGTGTTCAGAAGCTGGTTTAGGTGCTGGAAGAAAACAAGGTATACCCATACTAATGGGTGAAGGAGACCATACATGGGTAGAAACAGTAATTATGGATGCTGAACAATATGAACAATATGTTGCTCAAGAAAAAGCAGAGAAAAAATTGGATAAATCCGATACTGCTGAAAAATTAGACTTTGATAAAGAGGATAAAAGAAATCTCCATGGTCCTGTTAAAATAATCAATCCAGAAAAAGATGCCTAAACCTAAACCACTATCAAAAGAGATGGTAGTGGCGGCCCAAGCAAATACAAAATCAAATATGGCGGCCGCCAGATATTTACACGTTTCTTATCAACATTATAAGAAATATGCTAAAATGTATAAACTTTTTGATAGTCATAAAAACCAAAGTGGTAAAGGTATTCCTAAATTTTTAAAAGGAACGGGCAAAGAACCCGCCCTTTTAGATATAATTGAAGGTAGAGTTTCAGCATCACATTTCTCTCCTGCTAAAATTAAGTATCGCTTAATAGAAGAGGGATATTTATCAGAGCAATGCTCAATGTGTGGTTTTCAAGAACGTAGGGTACTCGACTATAAAATGCCCCTATTGTTACACTTTAAAGATAATAATAAATCAAATTACACACGCGATAATATTGAGTTACTATGTTATAATCATTATTTTCTTACAGTAGGAGATATTTTTACTGAGAAGGATGTTAAACAAATAGAGTCACATCAAGAACACACTGGTACTAGTGATAAAATAGAATGGGAAGTTGATGATTATCATTTACAACGTTTAAAAGAATTAGGACTTGATGGTGATGAAGAAGATGATGTAAACCAATATATTAGTAGAATATGAGAAAATTATTAATTATATTTGGCAATCTATTTGATATAGGTTGGTGGGCAGATAAAATCAATACTAAACTGGGTCTTTATAAATGGGCTAAAAAGTCTAGATTTCGTAAATGGCAAGAGGGTTTAACAGGATGGAAGTTTTGGGCTTGGCAAATAGTAGGTGGAATCACATTCGTAATTATATTTGAATTTATATTTAACAAAATAGGTATAACAATGTTACCCTGGAAATAATGAAAAAAGTAAGATCAATAGATAAAAAATATCATAAGATAACTAAAGATTATGATAAACAAAAAAGTAAACATCTAGAAAGGTTAACTGATAAAATACATAAAAATGATGAAAAAGCACAACAGTTAAAATCTAAAACAATGAAAGGTAACTTTTTAAAAAATTTTTAATATGGAAATGGAATTTGAACATGATTGGGTATTTGAAACTGAACAAGAGATTCAGGATGAATTTGAATCTAATAGTAAAAGATTACATAATTTAATTGTTGATATAACTATAGAAAATATAGATAGTAAAAAAACAATCCCTATTGTTACTATACATGCAAAAGATACAAGACAAATTTTTGATATATATTGTGAACCTGATCATATGTTAGAAACCCTTGAACAAAATTTAGAGATAATGGAAGGGTTTGAAGATTATGAACGTTGCCAAAAAATATTAGAGTCAATAAATTATTTAAAATTAAAATCATCATTATGAGAGTATTAATTTCAATTTTTATGTTATTATCTGTACCTACTATGGTTAATCCAAGTCCACCTTATTATATAGAACCTATTGAAACAGAAGAAAAAAAGGTTGTTAAAAATATGGAGTTATTTTTACATGATTTAGGATTTAAAGAATCAGGTAATAGATATAATATTGTTAACCGTTTTGGTTATATGGGTAAATACCAATTTGGTAAATCAACATTAAAAACTTTAAAAATTAAAGTAACTAAAGAAGCATTTTTAAATAGCCCTGATTTGCAAGAGTATGCAATGCAACAGCTTTTAAAATATAATAAAAAGAAATTACAAAATTATATAGATAAGTTTGATGGTCAAACTATAAATGGTATACTAGTGACAGAATCAGGTTTATTAGCAGCCGCCCATTTAGGAGGAGCAGGCAGTGTTAAAAAATGGTTTAGAACAGGTAAAGTAAAAAAAGATGGTAATGGAGTAAAAATAACTAATTATATGCAACGTTTTTCAGGTTATGACTTATATTTATAACTAAAAAACAAAATGGCAAGAATAGTTACAAGCTCTTATAGATTAAAAGCAAGAAAAAAAAGACCAGGTGTTCATTCAAAAAATGGTACCTCAAAAAATAAAAATAGTAAAAATTATGTCAAAGCTTATAGGGGACAGGGTAGGTAGTAAAATGTTTAGGCCAATGGATCTATTTAATCACATGACAGATGATGATTTTGTAGCAATCCATAATGCAGGTCAAATGTATAATCTATGTATGGCTCTATCAGTTGATTTACAACCTCAAAGTAATGAAAAAGATTATACTTACACAGCATGAATGGTACGATTCAATGAAGACCCCTGGTCCTCATAGGAATAAGAAAAAATACTATAGAAAAGATAAACATAAGAAAAATGGGAACCAATTAGGTTCCCATAATTATTTTTCGTATATTCACGTATAAAATAAAGGTTATGCCAATAGTAGAATTTACAAATTTAAACAAGTACGGAAACATGAGAACCCGTAGATTTTGGAAAGAAAGCTCCAGTCTATCATTCAACCCAGATGGATTTGGTCCATTTGTTAATTATAGGTTATTTAAATATGATTATGAAGGAATTTTACCACCTGCAATATTAAAATTAGGTGGTAAGACATATATTGTTCCATCTTGGCAAGAGGTATTACCTGAAACTAGACTAGAAGATATTAATTGGGTTAAGCCCAAACCTAAAGTTAAAAAACAACCAATAGTTGTAATGACTATTAGTAGTAGTGACGCAAATAAAACGTATAAAACGGTATATTACCCAGATTCAGGTAAATTTCATTGTAATTGTCCAGGTAGATGGAGAGCATTTGATGGTAAATGTAAACACATAAAAACATTAGAAAAAAAAGTAAAGTAATGCGCGGGAAATTTTGCTTTTAAAGTAATTTTTCGTATCTTCCCCATGTTGTGATAATGAAGTTACAGCACTAAATAATGGTTATATATGTTTATCCAAGTACAAAATCAAAAATTAAAAAGAAACAATCAATTTAGAGTTCAAACAATGTCTGCTGGTATTACAGAAGTTAAATCCAGAGGTTGGAATGTTAGTGATTGTAAATTTGAACAACTTAGAGAGGAATTAGTTAAAAATAATTATAATGTCTTAGATGGTAGAAATAATACCAGAGGTAAGCAATTTAAAAATCGTGCTAATAAAACTCATAGAATAGTTTCATTATAAATTTAAAATTGTTATGACAGAATTACAAAATTTTATAGATAAAATGCGTGCTACAAGTAGTAGCACAGAAAAAATTCAAATAATAAAGGATGCTGGTCCATTTATTTATAAAGTATTAGAATATACTTATAATCCCTATAAACAATATCATGTTACAAGTAAAACCTGTAAAAAGAATAGTGATAAAGTAAGTTACACAGATTATACTTTATTTGAGTTGTTAGATAAATTAACTAATAGAGAAGCTACAGGTCATGCTGCAATTGAGTTAGTTAATGGGTTTGCTATTAAAAACGTTGACTGGTATTTAATTTACAAAATAATAGATAAAGATTTAGGTATTAGAGCGGGAGACTCAATAATTAATAAAGCAAT